TAGGCAACTTGTGGATATGTTGCTTCTGATCCAAACTCTGCACGAAATGCTTTCTGATCAAAGTCTTTACCAAGAATATACTCATGAAACTCACCACCCAGTGCTTTGAGTAGCATACCAATACGCTCACATTCTTGGCTTCCGTTAGAATAAATTACTGCTGTTTCAGTCACGTTGCCTCCAGTCATCAGGGCGGTCCTCATTGAACCAATCTACAATCTCATCAGCACTACCAAAACCAGTGCGATGATTTGATGGGTCGGGATCACCAAGTCCTAGATTGTTTAGGAAGTCGTCCATACTACCCTCCACCATATCAGGGTTAGCAGCACGAAAGCGTGCCTTCTTTAACATTTCTCTGGCGGAAGTATTTGCTTTACCCAACTTCTCTGCCCAGATCATATCATCAAGTTTAACCTCCTCTCCATTCGCAATACATTTACAAATAAATTCTAGTCGTAGTCTGTATTGGGTTGAAAGCATTTTAATTATCCGAAAGATAGTGCTCTAGTTGATTGATCCGTTGAAATTCACCATACGCAGTCTCTGACCGAATATGCAAGATGTCACGAATGTCATCCACGATAAAGGTTGGGTCAATGGAGTCGTCCAGATACTTATCAATTGCCTCTTTTAGGTAACGATATCTGTGCCACTCTGGTGAGTAAGGTTTGTAGTTCATAATAAGAGTTACACGTATTCAGATCATAATACTATTTACTATGGTTGTCAACTCAAAGGTCTGCCGTGCTTATCTACCAATCCCAATTTTTTAATGTGGGATAGATTAGATCTTTCACTCTTCTTTATTTTCTTGTATTGTTTAATGATTTTGTCAATCTCATTTTTAGAAACATTGACAGTCAGTTCTTGTTCTTCTTCTTTACCAACAAATCCAAGACCAGATTTTTTTGTTTCCTCTTGAGAATCAATATATTCATTGATGTTCTCTTGGATTTCGTCACGAATTAATTGGTTAATTTGATTCCGAAGTTCTTCTTCATTCATCTTTTCTTTTTCTTATCTGGTTTTTTATACCCCCAAAGTTTAGGGTTAGTTCTACCGTATGCCCAATCAATATTAATCAATGCACCTTTTCCAAACTTGTCATAGTAGAGGTCGAAAATATCTACCCTCTTCCCCCTACACAAATCAATCTGAACCTGATCATTTACTTTATACTTTACTTGATAAGCATCGTTCGGCAAACTAGTATCTTTGATTTGTTCAGGAGTAGCATTCTCTACAAGAAGATCACAACCATAAGAACGAATCAAATTATCTTTCTCGTCTACTGACCATTCTGCCATTGATACTCTCTCCTGAACCGCTTCGGTCACGAACGACCACCCCACTTGATATCGGGGTAAGCTTGTGACACGACATCCCTGTCGATTTTATATTTAGTTGTGAGTTGCTTATCCTTAACCAAACAAAGAAGTTCTGCTTCTTTTGGATGCAAACCTTCGAGCATCTGAATAAACATCGTCTCTCTACGAAGAGAACTCAAACTATCATTACCACCTTTCACAAAGTGATACAGTTGTCTGTACTCTCTACGCAAAGAAGTGTGATCAGTGCCAACAGGAACTTCATTCTCTTTGTAGGGAACCACTCCTGGAGGAAGTAAAGAAATAACAGACTCATCAAAATTCCAAATGAGAAGTGACTTCAGAGCATCATTTGCATACTCTTTCAGAATTTCAACTCGTTTAGGTTTAGTTCTTTGTTCATTAACAAGATCAAGGATCTCATGTTGAAATGGATTGGGAGGAAGTTTTACTGCCTTCTTTACAGTGAAGTTCCTCTTACTCGTCGTAGTCTTCTTCGTCTGTGTCATAGTCATTCTCAAATCGTACTGCTAAAATTTCGTCAGGAATAATATTCCCATTTTCATCAAATATCTCTGGGTGTGTGTAAACGGGTTGCGTTTGGTAGAAATGTTCTTTTGCTAGCCATCCTACCACACCTCCCACAAAAAAGAACATTATTGATACCAATGTTCCAATAGTTAGGGTTACTGCTAACATAATTCTCCTCCAGAGAGTTATTTCTTCTTAATGTCTAAATGAAATTCAAAAAATAAATGAAACTCTCTGCGAAAGAGAGAAACCATTTTACCAAATTTCACTTGGAAAAACTTTGGTTTGGGTTTTCTCTTCCTCCTATTACGTAGTAGTAACTCAATCCCACGATTAATGTGAGTGTTGTCATTATTTAGTTTGCTTTTTTCGCCTTCCAGGTCTTTTGTCATGACTATACTTCCATGCATCCTCTAGGATACCATACAAATAATCTTTGATTTTTCTTGCTTGTGGTTTAGGAATATGACCATATGCTTCACGAAGAAGTTTATGGTTATGATCCGAACCTCCCTCAAGATATTCTTCAAGTTCATTTACCAAATCAGAAAGTTCGGTGGCAGTATCACTGACAATGAACTGTTCAACATCAGATCTTTTAGTTCCACGAACTTTTAAGTAGTCATAGAACTTCATAACAAATTGTCCATCAAAGGCATAATCGATTGCCTTGTCAACATCATTATAAACTTCTTGAAGATTACTTTCCATCAAACTAAATTTTGCTCCTTGAGATATCGAACGGTGTCGGAACACCCTCCAATAGATTTATCATCTACACGAACTTGAGGAAATGTATTCCCCTGTCCAAATTTAGAATAGAACTCTTCACGAGTGAAGTCTTCATTCAATTTATAGACAGTGTATTGCAGATTTGCCAATTTTAACACCTGCTCCACTTTTGTGCAATATGGACATCCGTCTTTGGAGTAAACTGTAAACTTCATCTCTTCCTTTCTTTTAATAGATTTTAAGTAAAATAAATTGGGCCAAGTGTCTTGGATAATTTCTCTTAATTTATCCGGTGTATCAGAACTAATCAACTTTTTACTGATGCCCAGTCCTTGTCAAAGATTTCTAGACCTTTATCAGTAAGAATGTGATCATACATTTGATCAAATATCTTGGGTGGCATCGTTACAATGTCTGCACCATTATACCATGAACGTGTTGCTCTCTGGACACTACGAATAGAGGCAGAAAGAACTTTAGTCTTTACACCATGAATACGATACATCTCGGCAATGCCACGAACAACCTCCAGACCTGCCACTTGCTGGTCGTCCAAGCGTCCTACAAAAGGACTGACATAGGTTGCCCCTGCTTTCGCTGCAAGGACTGCCTGGGGGATGCTGAAGATGAGTGTGACATTAGTTCTAATACCATCCATGTGAAGTGCTCTACAAACCTGTAAACCATCTCTGGTCATTGGAAGTTTAATAGTGGCAACATCACCAAACTTTTCTGCAAGTCGATATCCTTCAGAATACATTTCTTCGAAGTTACCGACAACTTCCATACTGATATCCGTGATACCAATGTCTTTAATGTGTTGGTAAACTTCTTCTGGATTTCTACCAGCCTTTTTAATTAAAGTTGGGTTCGTTGTGACACCATCAATTAGTCCAGTATTATAGTAGTCTTCGATTTCCCAGTGATCAGCAGTGTCTAAAAAGATTTTCATGGGTTGTGATTCTTGTTTTCCTTAATTTTTTGATATCCCCAAACAGCGAGGGTGCCGATACCTAGACCAGCAAGACAGCAAAGAAACATATGAATAATGTGTTCGTAGGTTGAGTGGTCAGCGTGGTTCATAATTTATTATTTTTAATTGGCCAAGTTAATTCCAATGTTGTTGTCAACAAAAAAATAAATCCAAAAATGAATAGGTGTTCCATATTATGAGACATGAATTGTTCCGATCATACCTGCTCCTTTGTGAGGGTCACACCAAAAAGTGTAGTCACCAGCATCAGGGAAGGTGATATCAAAAGTCTCACCAGGTGCAAAAGCAAGTCCTGTGTGTGAGAGTTCTGGATGATCCTCTACAACTACGTTATGTGGAGGAAGCATATTGTTCACAAAGTGAACTGATTCTCCTGCAGATATTGTAACTTCTGATGGTTCAAAAATCAAGTTACCGTTGGCACCCATCTGAACATCTACTGCCCATGCTGGTGCAGCGAAAAGAATTGTAGCGAGAAGTGCAAAAAGAAATTTCATTAGGTATTTACAACTACTATATCTATAAAAAAAGACCCTCCGAAGAGAGTCTTTGTTAGGATATTCAATTTTAATCAGAGTGCATTTCCACGGGGGAGAACTTCTTCTGGGAATACAAAGTTCTCATGTGGTTGATCGACTGGTGCCATCCAAGCACGGAGTCCTTCATTCAAAAGAATATTCTTCGTGTAGAAGGTTTCAAACTCTGGATCTTCTGCTGCACGAATCTCCTGACTTACGAAGTCATAAGCACGAAGATTGAGTGCCAAACCAATAATACCAATAGAGCTAGTCCAAAGTCCCATAACTGGAACAAAAAGCATAAAGAAATGCAACCAACGCTTATTGCTAAAGGCAATACCGAATATCTGTGACCAGAAACGGTTCGCCGTGACCATCGAATATGTCTCCTCCTCTTGGGTCGGTTCAAATGCTTTGAAAGTATTTGCTTGTTCACCATCTTCAAACAGTGTGTTCTCTACAGTAGCACCGTGAATAGCACAAAGCAATGCTCCACCTAGGATACCTGCAACACCCATCATATGGAACGGGTTGAGCGTCCAGTTGTGGAAGCCCTGTAAGAAGAGTAGGAAGCGGAAAATCGCTGCG